CGATTGAGGCTGATATTTATGATAGATATTCAGACGGAGGGGAATGCACGGGATGTGCAAAAGAAGGAATTATAGCTCATGACACCTGGGATCAAATCTTTAGTTCATAAAAAAACATTGCCAGCCATACATTACGACTGGTTCTGTGAAATATACCATTGCAAGATGTTACGTTCTGCCTGCGAACGTCGCCAAGAACTGGCTAAATACACAGGCGTAAACCAATACCGGTCGCAGTATTCTGATACCTGTAGCAATTGCAGTCAAATTAAAAAAGGAGTTAAAATGATAGAAGAAGGAGTTTTCACGATAGGGCCGACAGAAGCCGAAAATCAAGAATCTGAAACGACAAGAGTGTGTCGGAACTGCAAAGAAGTATTACCAATGGAAGATTTTTATAAAAGTATTGATCACATTGGGGGCAGGGAGCGGACGTGTAAAAAATGTCAGGCAGTGAGAAAAAGAATAACAGCAGCAGCGAAGAAATTCACGGTAAAGATTAAAGCTGAACCGCCGAAATTGCCGGTGGGATTACCGCCAGGTGTTTCAATAAATCCAGTTTCTGGGAGTGACGATTTTCCGCTCACAAAAGATTTCATCTGTAATAATGACCATTCGGTAACGTTAGATTTTTCATATCATCCAGACATGTTAAAATCGGTTTTAGACGCCGCAAAAAGGGAGTTCAGGACACCACAAATGCAAATTCTTTATATGCTATCGAAACATGTTGATTAAAAGCGAGGCACCATGGAAATAAATTGTATAGATGCAATGGCGGATAAATGGCCATCAACAATTTGCGCTCGGGGAGCAATCAGTGAGTTTACTGGTGGAGTATATTCTCCGAGATTTCTTGCGAATGAAGATTGTGCTCGGAGAGGGCCTGTTGGGAAAATATTAATCGGTGGGCAAGTCTGTTATCCAGTGACAGAATTGATCGAATGGTTGAAGTCAAGATCGTCAAGTTCATGGTCAACGCGTAAAAAAACCAAATAACGATATCATGGATATTTTTTACCCATTGGATGATAAATGGGGACAGAGTGGGGACAAAAAAAATAACCAAAGAAAAAGGGTTACAGTTATTCGCTGTAACCCTTTTATTTTATTGGTGCCCCCGAGGTGAATCGAACACCTGGCCAATGGATTAGGAATCTAATTCGGAGCATTTCACAATGTTTCACAACTCTTCACAAACTGAAAATAACCACTTGACTTTCCAAACGATTTGGCATTATATCCCATCCTAAACTTTACTTATATTTACCCCTGCGTAGGACAAAAAATGGGGACAGAGTGGGGACTGGAAAATGGGGGTTTGGGATGGTTGGTTGGCAAAGATCAGATTATAGAGGTGTCCGTTTTCGTGAACATAACACCAGAACGCATGGTATTACGAAGGATAGATATTTTGTAATACGATACCAATTTAATGGAAAACGATATGGGGAATCGTTAGGTTGGGCATCGGAGGGCATGAGCGCAAAAAAAGCGTTTCTGATACTGGCTGAGCTGAAACAAAATCAGGCCACAAGTACACCACCATTTACACTAAGAGAAAAACTGTCTATCGAACATGCGCGACGTGATTATGAAGAACGAGAAAAGATTCAGACAGAAACCATAAATATTACATTCAAAACATTTTTTGAAAATTCTTATTTGCCTATCCAGAGAACCCATAAGCGCAACAGATCCTTAGTACCTGAAACGGGACAAGCCGAGAACTGGATTTTTCCGGTTGTTGGGTATATTCCGATGAAAGATATATCCAGTTTCCATATCGAACGAATAAAAAAGAACTTGCTTGACGCTGGCAGGTCACCACGAACAATACAGTATTGCCTAGCCACAATCCGGCAGGTTTGGAACCATGCACGGCGAGCCGGGGTTGTTTCAGGAGATTCACCAACACTGAATGTTAAAATCCCGAAATTTGATAACAAGAGGGAGAGATATCTTAATCCGGCTGAATGTGACAGCCTGCTTGAAGAATTGAAAAAACATTCTGTAACTACATACCATTTAGCGACTGTATCCCTGGATACTGGGATGAGGTTCTCGGAAATTGCAGGGCTTCAATGGCAGAATATTGATCTCGTCCGGGAGTCGATATCTATCATGGATACTAAATCCGGTAGAAACCGCACTGTTTATATGACTGAACGAGTTAAGTCTTTGTTCTATGATATACCAAAATCCGAATCTGATATGCTGGTATTTCCTGATCAAAATGGAGGAATGATCAAACAGGTCAGTAATATTTTTGATAGAGTAGTGCTTACTCTGGGACTGAATACCGGCATTGATGATGACAGGCTGAAATGTGTCTTTCATTCTCTGCGGCATACGCATGCCAGCCGATTACTCGAATCTGGAGCTGATATCTACCGAGTAAAGGAGTTATTGGGACATGCAAGCGTTACCACCACTGAACGCTACAGCCATATCACTGCGGATAGGCTGCGGAGCGCGATTAAAGATATGGAAAAAATGAATCTTTCTAATGTCATACAAATAAAAAAAATTGTGTGACTGTTTCAATAATTTATGGTATTTACAGAATATACCCCCTGTGGTTTCGACCCAGGGCTGCGGGGCTACTTCGGTGGCCCCTGCTTAAAAAAAAGCAGGACGAACGGTCCACCATGAATAATGATCAACAGGCTCAGTTTTTAGATGCAAACAACCTTCAAACCTTTGTCAGTAATGAATTGATGGGGATGATCAACTTTTGATTTTCCATTGACTATTTACTGAGTTGTCATCCGTTATTTTTTTTGGCCATTTTTTCTTTTCTCAACCAAAGCACAATGCGGATTCACAGGCGCAACCGCCTGTAATGCTCGCCACGGCGTTTAAAATGGAAACGAATGGTATAGGTTGGGTGAATTATTTACTTCACTTTGAAAATCGCCAGGCAATCAACGATAATCCCGAATAATCCCCTGACTTTCTCCCAGACGGCATCATCCCCCACGATAGTCGCAAGGCTCTCCAGTACTGTCGCCTTTTTTGCTTCGCCAGAATTTGCAGGGAATTCCTGCTGGCAGATAATCATTATTTCTCTGACTAACCTCACAAAACTTACAATCCCAGTCAGAACCATTAGCACATTCGTTGCAATTAACGGCATTGAGTTTATCCTCGTACTTCTTAATTTTTTCAAGACTGCGTTTCAACCGCCAGTCTTTTTAAAAATTGATAAGCGGCTGTGATATTTACAAAGAAAGCTTTTTCATTCTCAGGCGGTTCGTTTCGGTTTATCGGCATCGTTTTGCCCATTTGGCTTCCTGATCTTCGCAATATCCCGAGCTATATCAACATCCCGATATATCCGATATGCTCTTGCAAAGTCTAAGAGATATTCTGGTGGAGGCTCATCTTTCTTCATAATTTATGCCTGAAACAACCGCCAATCACAATACCGTTGATGACACCCAGCAGGAAATAAGCGATAATCAATATGTCTTTGTCTGTCATTTGTCTTCCAGTGATTCTGGTACTTTGCCTGTTCGGAGCGAGTTATAAACATTTGAGAACATTGTCATTATTTTATCATCAACCGTAGATTTCGATAGCAATGCCAGTCCTTTAAGCAAAGTTAAGATCAAATATAAAGACATCCAATTTTCACCGACGATTTTTAAAAGCCATGCGTCCATAATGCCTCAATGAACCAGATAGGTAATTGGTTTAAAAACGAGATAAGTCGGCGGAATGAAAGTCAGAACGTCGGTAGGACTTTGATAAAATACCCCTATCTCCCCCAGATTAACAATCGAATCACCTGAATTTTGGTGATAACCGTAGATATAATGTACAACATTATCAACCGATATGTACATAAAGCCGTTGCTTCCTGGTTCTAAAATAGACTGCTGAAATGTTATGACAGTACTATCGTTATCTCTCAGATAGTACGATTTGTTATTTACATCAAGTGCATAAGCATTTGATGTTAACATAAGCAATATTGTAAATAGTATTCTTTTCATGTTATTAATCCTTCATTTCCCTTGGAGATAGTCGCAATTTAGCGAACCCATCCGTGTAGCTTGTATTAACATATCTATGTCTGGCGGGTTGCTCGCATGTTTCAACCGAAGGGTAACTTGTCGTATAGTATCCTATGGGATAAGACAATTCGACAGGAGCCGTAGAGTTATCCTCGTAAATTTCAATACACGTTTCGTGCTTTTTGATTGTTTGTAAAATCATATCACCAATCCAGTATCATTTGGTAGAGACGCAACACCCTGAATAAATGCCCCTTAACGTAAATATCCTTGGAGTGTTTTTTATAATGCAACATTCTCATCAAAAGAAGATCATGAAAAGAATATTGATTCATAAATTCTCTAAGATCGCCATTTATGAGAGTTTTTAACGTTCCTGGCCCTTGATTGACGCAAGTGTCGAAGCATACCAGATCAAATGGAAAAGGTAGGTCGTCACATCCTGCTTTATCCCAATACTTTGTCTTGTAGATAATCGCAGCCTTTTCGATTGACATATCTCGTGTTACCTCAGGATTATACCTTGACGATAACCCCCACACAGTAAATCCACCACCTGCATTCCCAGGATCGTGTTGATCGGTAGAAAGTTTCCCCTCCAGTTCCAGTACTGCTCTCAGCGAGCGGTCGAAATTACGCTTCATCACATTCTCCTTTTTTATCAGTAGCTCTACGGCCAAATGGCGCTGAAATTATTGCACTGTTTGCTCGTAATTTCAATGCTTTTTCCAACTCATTAATCCTATCTGTATGATCAGATCGTTCTCTCAAAACCAAATCGTGGATGCTGAACATGGCTTTATTTGATTCCTGATTAGCCATAATTGTAGCAAGTTTCTCATGGATTTCAAGCCAGCAAGCATGCGTTTTGTTGTTAGCTTCATGCCGTTTTAAATCCTGCAAATTTATGCACGCTTGTATTTCATCAATTTTTTTTTCTAAAGAATCCCTTACTTTATCTCTGCTTTTAATACAGTGCGCTGTTTCTTCTTCACACATTGTCTTTGTCATAACATGCTTCATGTCCTTGATATAATAATCCTCCATGCTTTCGACTTTAGTTTCAAGTTTTTCAATTACTTTCCTAAGTTCGTCGAGAACTCTGATGTTATTTTTGAATACGAATGCTGCACCACCAAAAGCAAATGAGAACGTAATAAGCGGTATCAGAATGTCAATGTGGTCGAAGATGTTCATGAGTTTTTTCCTTAAGGATGGACGGTCATTGATTCGACTGCAAATGTCTTTCGAGATTTCCACTCAGCTTTTTTGCCTGGATTGAAATTATTCACAGGTCTGTAATAGCCAACTGAACGCGAATACACCTCCGTTCGAGGATTAAACACCGGAGACTTTGCGTAGCAGCCATCGCATTTCATCAGATACTCAGTCGGTGAGTGCCAGTCTGCCGGTGGCTGGAATACTGCGCCGCCAATGATAGTTGTTTCATTGCTGTCCTGAGCTGCCGTGACAATGACAGATGAATGACAGTCCATACATTCACCCTCGAAAATGAAAGGATTCTGTATTCTAAGCAATTCTTTTAGTCTTTCAAGTTTCAAATTTAAAAGCCTCCCTTGATGTTCGCCCACATTCTCACCCCAATCCATGCCAGCATTGCCATTGCAGGATGCCCTTTACTCGCTATACAGCGTCTTAACTCACGATCCGCTGCAAGACGTATAGCTGCTGATTTACTTTCCAAAGCAAGCACACAGCCCGCATCATGCGCCTGTCAGCACTCTATCCAGTTTCCGTTTGGGAATCCTGTACAGCGGTTATCCTGCATTGATAATATCTTTCTTCGCCCAGGTATCCGCAAGGAACATCTGTCCCCACACAAAAACCTCGGCAATCATCTGACTTGCGGCTGCAAGTGAAACATCATGGACTGCATTATCATAATCCCTGATTGATACAGTCGAAGGTTGAAACGCTGATAACCCTACCATTAATTGAGTCCATCGAACTAACGATGTCTCGTCAACTTGCAACTTGATCCCATTCGAGCAAGTCATTCCTGCGTCCTGAATTGCTTTTTGGGATATTGCAAGATTCGCAAGAGCCTTTTGCTTGTTGATCTCAATTATCTCTTCTGGAGTTTTTCCATAAAGTGGATCACGTTTTAACTCTTCCAAAGCATCTCGCTCAGCACGATTAAGATACTCAGGATTCTCTATGTATTCTTCATCTCCAGTATCATCGCTTCTCCCAATAGAGATATATTTTGCATCAAAATACTCTTGACGGTATTTATTGATTTTCTCTTGAATAGCAAATTCAAGATTATTGGCTATAGCATTGTCAATCCAGGCTTGTGGGTCAACTATGCAGTGAGCGAGGATCGCGTTGTCTTCTGCAATCTGCTCAGGTGTTTTTGTGACTATGATCGGTTCTTCTATTGGCATTTATTTTGCTCCTTTTTAGCAGACGAGATGGCCGGAAAAATAAGACTCGTCACCTATGTCAACTTGTTGAGTTCCAGAACCTTGATAAACTTCTATCTGTGCGGTATCTCCAATATCCATATCAGCTAAAATCAAAAATGGAATATTCCATCGAACCAAAGCTCCCAAATCTACTGCAAATGAATGTCTGCGATTCGATGTTACCAACTCAATAAGATAATACGTACTGACAGTATTGTTTAAATAAATAGCACCAAAAAGTGCATATTTACCAGTCATTGGTGCAGTAAGAGCATTTGAGGCAAAATTATTAGATTGATCAAAAATTTCTGTCCCCCACACCACAACTACGCGTGATCCAACTGCGATATTTTCCTGGACCGACGCTGGTTTCACCAAAAACGCCGGTTGAGCAGTATTCACCCTCGGCACATTCAACTTCCTCGTCAAACTCCAACCAGTAGCAGGGTAACTCGCATTTAAAGCATTGGAGGATGAGTCATACCAAAGATTATTTTGAATTCCCTCTGGCTCCAGTGCGAGAGTTGCTCCTATTTTCACCAAAGAACTTGAATGCGCCCAATGAGTAGGAGTTGTTCCAGTCGCAATGAATTCATTTCCTGTAACATTTGTACCACCAATATTAGTAAAATCGTCATCAGACACATAAGTATTGATTCTGTATTTGTAACCAACTACCAGTGTCCCACTTGTGATAGCTGTTTGTGATCCCCATTTGTCAGAATAACTAATCCCATTCCTGTACAAAGCAAGCACTTCCGCTGCTGTTAATGCTCGGTTGTAAGTGGCGGCGAAGGAGCAGGTTCCGGCATTCCTGGCATCGGAGTCTCCCATAACATATAAAGGATTTGTACTACTTAAACTTCCATGAGTATTTGCTTGAATAGTCAATGAAGTATCTAATACTCCATTAATATATAAAGAAGCATTTCCAGCGTTACTAACAGTCTCGCGCGTTATAGACCAAACAATTTCTGCAATAGTGGCATCTGGAATAGTATTAGCATTAGATTGTTGATAATAAAATGCACTTCCCACACCAGCAGGAAGAAACGTTGCCATTTTATTTGTGGTCAACACATATAAAACAAAATTGCCCTTTCCCAATAGTAATATTGATATTCCAGGTGTCCAATCCGGCAAGCTTCCTCTCCACACCAGAGTAAAGTTACCAGTCCCAAAATCAATATTATCATTATCAGCAACCGTAATCCCACTACTCCCACTCGCAGCATAAGTCATATTCACCGCTTGATCTGGAAGTCTCGCAAGTACTGCATCCTGTGACTTTGCATATGCTGTGGTTGCAAGTGCTGTTGTAGCAGTGTTATCTGCTGCTGTTGCTGTTGTGCAAGCTGTGAGGACACCAGCACTTGGTGTACCTAAGTTCGGTGTAATCAGCGCAGGAGACGTTAAAGGAGCCTTTGCGCTCAAAGCCACTGTTTCATCAACAGTCAGCGTTTTTGAAGTTGTTCCTCCAGCGAGGGTAAAGCCTATACTCAAAGCAGTTGGTGTTAAAGCATTCACTGTAGCTCCTGTAAGAGTTGCCCCTGATAACGATGCTTTAAGAGCCAGTGCGTCAAACACACTATTCCCATTTGGAGCATGAGTAGTATCACCATCTGAAATACTCGAAGCAATTGAAATAGTCGAAGAGCCATATATACTGGATAGTATTGTCATCTTATTTCCTTTTAAAATGTAGAAGAACTCTGGACTGTACACGGATCAAATAAAGCATAAGAACTCCCACTTGCTCGCTTTGCGCAAATCCTGAAAACCAATAACATATCGTCTGCTTTGGTATAGGATAAAGCTGATGATTGCCAGTCAGAACTATCAACCGCAATCCACTCTGCAAGTGGTGTATTCGACACAGAAACAAGCGGATCAGCAGCCAAACTAATAATCTGGAAATGTAGTCTTTGATCCGCTGTCAAGCCTGTCGCATCATGCTTTGCAAACACAGGAAACTGTAAATAATTACTTCCTGTCCTGGATATTTCCCAGTCAAAGACATTCCAAAACCCGCCATCAACGTAATTGAATTTATGACTATACGCATGATTAGCAGGGACTACAGTTGTTTCATGGGTTAGTGTGCCACCAGCAGACCAGCCACGGGTATCGTTTGCAATCCCACCGTACTTGAATGCTCTTCCTCTGATCAGCGGCCCTGCGGTTATGCCAGAGTATGTCACATCAGTTGTGTTGCCTGAAAATGAACCAAGAAATAAAAATCCTGCGTAGTTAACGCCGGAGGAACATCCAGAAATAACACCTGATACAGTATGGCCAGAGCCAGAGTTAACGCCGGAGGAACATCCAGAAATAACACCTGATACAGTATGGCCAGAGCCAAAGTTAACGCCGTAGGAACATCCAGAAATAACACCTGATACAGTATGGCCAGAACCATAGTTAACGCCGTTGAAACATCCAGAAATAACACCTGATACAGTATGGGCAGAGCCAGAGCTAACGCCGTAGGAACATCCAGAAATAACACCTGAGATAGTGTGACCAGAGCCAGAATTAACGCCGATGGTACAGCCAGAAACAACACCTGAGACGGTGTGACCAGAGCCAGTGTTAACGCCGGAGGAACATCCAGAAATAACACCTGATACAGTATGGCCAGAACCATAGTTAACGCCGGAGAAACATCCAGAAATAACACCTGATACAGTATGGCCAGAACCACTATAAATAGCACTGTCTGCTCCAGAAATAGTCCCTGAAAAAGTATGGCCATAACCTTGGTTAACACAACGGGAATAAAAAGTTACACCAGTTCCACTACTATTTCTTAGCTCACAACCTATTTTATTCCCCGTGAACGTGCTTACCCCATAATCTATTATTGCCTGAGATGCGGAAGTGCCAGCAGATCGTACAGATACATTCCGGCTGATTAAGTGTATCTTTGCACCAGGATATTGAACAGAGTCCACATTCGCTGATAAAACAATTGTTCCAGCATTAATTGTGGTTAGCTGTAATCTTTGCTGGTCATAATTTTGCGGCCCAGCGTTAGCCAGAACGACGTGATCGTGACCATCAGTTGTTACCCATCCTGTGACAGCCGTAACGTCATCCAGAACATTTATAGTGGCTGTACTGGTGCTGGTATGGCCGGTATAAACATCTATATCACCAGTGCCATCAGTGGTTAAATCAATTACCAGTCCCGCTGAATATGCAGCCAGCTTAAACGTATCAGTTGCGGTACTCACTACAAAGTATATCGTATCTGGTTGCAGCGGCGCAGGAAGTGTCCCAGATGACATAATCATTACAGCCGTTGCATTCGCTAAGCCGTGACTGGTTTTGGTTAGGGTGTCAGCAGAAGCCGATCCCGTGACTCTGTGCTTAACGCCATAAGTTCTTACAGACTTGACCGACGGTTCATAATCATAGAGCATCAAGTCAAGATACAGAGCATCAATCTTGGATGTCCCCTGTAAATCAATTATTGCTTTATCTGCATACGGAAGTGCTGTTGTTCCTGCAAAGGTTCCTTCCGCATTAGCAACTAATTGTCCTCGATTCGCAAAGTTTGTTCCGACTAAATTATAACCAGTCCTGATTTTAAGATGTCCTGATGTTCCTGCCTTAAAATACAGCATTCCCGGAGTTGTGGCATGTCCTGATATTGTAACTGTTTGTAGTCCCGTGTATGCACTTAAGTCGTCATTCATCAGGACTTCATGACCTGCTGCAATCACAACAGCATCATTATCAGCAGGCTTAACCCCTCCTACCCAAGTTGCTCCTGTTGCCCACGCTCCAGAGGCATTTGAAGTTATAGTCGCCATTTCAGCCTCCTTATTGAATGATTAACCCAGCAGAAACCCAGGTGATTGATGTTGCAAGAGCATTGACATTAAGGCAAATAACATCCCCTGCTGTTACTGTTTTTGTCCACCCTGTCAAAGTCAAATCCTCAACCGTTTGAGCAGAGGAAAGAGTGATGGGCGCCGAAGCAGATATAATATCCGCAATAGTCGGGGGAAAGTTTGCAAAAGTATCTTTCCAAACTGCTATTTCTATGCTGCCTGAAACATCCGCCATTGCGTAAGCACCAATAATAGTTCCTGAATTTGCCACTCTGAAAAATGCTTTCTTCCCAGCGACTATTGGAAGTCCTCCACCATCAAAGACAACCCCTCTATATTTATTTTCTACTGTAGTTACAGGCAAACCAATTTCTGAAACTATATCCCATCCGCGAGTACTGTCAACATACACAAGCTCAAATCCTGCGCCATTTAAATCAATCACAAGGTCTTCAGCAGCTCCCTCAATCTTATTCCCGTTCCTTGCAATAGTAATAACATTGGTTGTTGCTTTATTGTAAACATCACAAGCACTTACAGTGTCACCAGCACTGGGAGTCGCGGGCAAAGTTAACGTAACATTCCCTGCACTTGCATTTATTAAGTACCCATTTCCCGTGACAGCGTCCGTGTTACCTGTGATTATACTCCATGTAATCCCGCCACCAGCATGAGTATGATCTGAATATGCCAGTTTCTTCCATGTAACAGCCATCAGTCACCTCCAATAAACTTCTGATTAGCCATTTCCACAGCCTCAGTTAAAAGCAATTGGAGAACAGTAATGACATGAGTGATAGGAAGTTTTGCCTCAGAAATAAATCCCACGAATCTATTATGAAGATTTCCCATTGTCTCAGAATTCTTATCCTCATAATTTTTAAGGATCATCTCCACAATTTCATTTGGTATTTGTCTTTCTTGCATTCTCTTCCTCCTGCAATCTTCTCTGTTCTCGCAATTCTTTTAAGGACATTGGGGGTTTCACATCTTCTTTCTTCTTTTGTTCTTCCTCAAGAAGCTTTCCCCTCAACATAAATCCTCCTTAAACAGCCACAGTGCAAATATGAAAAGTCAGTTCTGATGTTGCAAAGAGAATCTTCCCCACTACAGGAGTTGCATAAGCAGATACAGCCGCTTCGTTTGCCACAGCTTGAACAACGAAGTCTGTTCCTGAAGCTGCTTGTGTAGCCCACTCAAGCGCAGTTGCTCCTGTGTTTACTCTCAAAATCTGAAGTCCGGTTCCTTTGGCGAGTGTAGTCGCTGTCCCACTACCTGAACCAACAACCAGCATTCCAGCCGCAGTAAAATCACTCTCCATAACAGCGCCAGCAGCCGCTACATTGGTTGCATCAGTGACATCCGCTCCAGCCTCCACGTTAAGAATTGTAAGCGCCTCAGCAGCCGATAAAGCCACAATACCATCAGTTGATTTTCTACCCACTATCGTTGATGCTGCCACAGTCAGAACTGTAGGAGTATTATCTGAATCTGCTCTCAAAATCGAATAAGCATCATAATCTGCTTTTGCTACCACATCCCCAGCATACGCTAATTTTTTCCAAGTAACGGCCATTTTCTTTAATTCCTTTTATTTAAACACCAGTACAAACCATCACGCTTTTATCAACTGAATCATACCAAAGTCCGCCTTCTATATCCAAAATTGCAGCAATCGCTGGTGTCAACACAATCTGATTAAATTGAATCGGTTCGCTTTTGACTTCCCAAGCATTTTCAGTTTCATTCCATCTAAGAAAATCTCCGGTTAGGTCTCCAGGGATAGCCCCAACTGCATCAACACCAGGAAGGCCGTCAATGCCTATGACTCCATTTATACCTGGGATTCCTTGAGGCCCCCTTTCAATCACGCTTAAAACTGTAACGTCCCCTACAGTTGTAATGATCACATCGGGATTTGTTGTTGTACTTGTAATGAGTATATCACTCATAAATCACCTCATCTAACGTTCGCCGCAACCAGGTTTGCGACTCCATATTGTTTAAAAACCGATTCCCCTGCGGGCGAAGTCAAAAACAAATCATAAGACGATATTAAATTTTTGTGCAGTGCGCATATCCCTGTTGTGTCTGTGTCGTTGACGTAAACCCTGTATTTTCCCTCGTCCGCCTCGTCAAGGTAAACCGCAGAATCACCGTCCGCCACCCAGGGACCCAGAGATTCCTCAATGGTAATCAACGCGGCTGTGTCTGTTATTTTCGCTCGGACGATCATTTTGGCGGAAAAACCTGTTAGGTCCACTTCAACGGCGGGATCACCGGTTTTCCACTGGAATGTCTGATCAAACGTGCCTGACTCGTAGATTGTAATCGGTACGTCAACGGCTATGCAGGTCATCTAACTCTCCTTTTAACAATGAAAATAATCACAGACATAAACTTTAATCAAACCACGCTGATCAGCTGGTATGGTAACCTGTGACCCCAGGTATGTGAACGATTCACAGGTATATGGAAACGTCGCCACGCCGAGTCCCACACCTTCAATATCCTTAAATTCAGACCAGGGGACGAACAGCTTCACAAATTTAGCATATTCTTCGGTTGGAGTTTCTGAGACAACATACGCGAGAAGCTCTCCACCCCAAAATATCCCAAATTCTCTCAGACGTTCATTAACATCAATAGAATTCTCATTAAATTCTATTTTAGAATTGGCGACACACCAGTCTGCATGTTCTTGTGCTGCTCTCGCGGCTGCGAGGCTGTAAGATACCGGTTTCGGTGTAGAAGACTGTGTGCGTCTGAAAACATTTAACGCCCAGATAAAAGCATTGAATGTCGGCCTGTTTGTGGCCGCAAGTGTCGTGCGAGCAATGCTGTTAGATGTTTCAGTTGAACCAGGTATAACGACAGAATAGACTTCATCAAGTGTGTCTATATCGTAAAAACGAACCGGTGATTTATAACTACGCCCAGAATACCATTGCGCACAAAGCACCATTTTCTCGTTATAATTCAAAATATACGGCTTTGTACATCCCACTGGTTCATCTGGTAATGAGATCATCGCTAACAGCTCACCGTACATGTCATAGAGTTCTAACGTAGTTGGAAAACCTTTAAAGATAAACATCCTGCCGTCATAACAGATAATCCGAACTATCCTTTCAAAATCTGCAATGGTGGCAATATCGAAAACGACACGCATCAGATATTTGTCAATCCAACTTTCGCCAACCACACCAGTATCTAAATACCATGTTTGGTCTGGATAACCACCGTTATAGATTGGTCCAGTGAACACGCCAACATAACAGTCAACCATCGCGGCATCAGAATAGGGAGCAGTGTGGTTAATATCAGAAACAGCATCATACCCACGAAAAACCGCCATTATCAATTCGCCATTATGCCATGCTACGGCTCTGATTCTTGTCTCTCGACGTTTATAATCCGATGGATAGGCTTCACCAGGGTCTATATTTAAATCATTGTCTGTATCAACCCAAGTATATGGAGTCACCTCAAAATTAACAGTTCCGGCAGGCTGCTCAATTCTCCATCCGATCAACGTCCCAAGAGACGACGGACTGACGGAATAACCTCCAGCTGCCATCATCGAACCAGATGATATACCATACGGACTATCATCAGAACGAAAACCGGGTATCTCATGGATGTTATCTTCAATCCACGTCCAAATAATAGGATAGCGATAGCAACATTGTAGCCACATAGGAACAGACGGCGCTGGGAAATTATAGTATTTCGAACCAGTAACTATAAGTGTGTTGAGATCAGCATTAACACTATCTGCATAAACAGGATTGTCAAAGGGAGCACCAAACAATGCATTAATATCGTAAGCTAAAACGCATACCCCATTTATGTTATAAACACCTAAAAAATTGCTTGTTCCGATTGAATATGGCTGGAAGAAAAAGATACTACTCTCGCACGGCTTCGGGAACTCTTCAAAACCGATAACTTTTGGCTTTTCAAAATCCTGCTCGACGAACTGCACAATCACCCTATCGCCAGTCTCGAACGCTGATCCGTTGCAGTCCATGTATTCGATGTCAACGTCTGTCAAATCCCATGCCTGGTTGATGTTATACTCGGCGCCTTTGAGTGAACTGGTTGCGTCGTTAAGCGTAATACTACATGTATCACCGCTGATACTGGTTATTTCACCAATGCGGTATGTTGGCTTCCATTTCTGCCAGCCAGGAGTCATCGCCAGAAAATAAAAAGCCTGTGCCGGAGTCAGCGCTCTAATGTTTATAACCTGCCCGTCGCGCGCTGGTATATACTCTGCATTGTCGGTATATCCTGGACGAATGTTTACAGCAGGGTATTGAGGATCCCCGTTGATCTCAATCGTGGCAACCACGCCAGACAGTTCATCGGATAAATCTGCACACCAGGCGTCTGCAATTGCGTCCTGTGGTATCAGCAAAAGGTATTCCTTTTGTTTCGAAAGCGAGGCCATGGATAATTTAAGCATCGGCAATTTGTGTTCTGGATCACCTGGTGGTAGCGCATCCTGCAAGGCTTGATTCGAGTCAATCCAAGTATCAATCAGAGCAAGCGTCTGATCCGAATTCTCTCGGTTTTGCAGTAATTTGACAGCATATCTGCCATTGCCGAAATTGTTAATTATTTGCCCCTTGCCCATATTATAACGCCTGCACATCCATTTGATGATTACTCGTTGAAACAGAATATGACACAGTATCTACAGTAAAAATGTCCTCACCATCAATGGCAGTATCCCCAGGTTTCAGGTATGTGTCCGGAATAGACGTCCTAATTGATTTTGGATCGCTATTCCGATATACCACTCCATCGAGCAAAACCTCCTGACTCGCTGAAACATTAGTGCCATAACCGCTTAATACAACAGATTGATTTCGAGAACCCTCGTAAATACTGATATTATCTATGTCCGCCATTGCAATTATTTCTGCTTGTAGTTCAACACTGTTTTCTGACATTATCTTGGATACCACAAGGTCGCCATTTGTTCGTGTGGATATATCCAATGCTTGATTGATAGATGGAATTGATACGCTTAGATAACTTCGTACGGTGTTGTTTACAATCGGCTCGCAAACACCGACTGACAGTTCCTTCCACACACCAGGTTCACTCATTTTCATTGACATATACCATGTATAAGGCGCTTCTTCCCATGGACTGAGCAATGGACGTCTGTAGTCAAGCATATACCCATCTACCATGCACACCAAGTGTCCTTCACCAGTTTCTACATCGCAGACAACGAGACGTATCGTTTCTGCTGGGATCGCTCTCCGAACAAGCAGCTCGGCAATCGTCATTGCGAACCCGTCGCAGTCATCCTGGAAAGCGATGCCTTGCTCTACTTGGTCCGCATAGCTTCGCCAGTCATCCAGTATCTCGGGGAACTGTGTTGTATCGAGAAGATATGTGAATAGCTCGAATACCTGATTATATGTTGTTTCGAGGATCGGGTTCATGTTAGATAACCTTGCAAAAAATAGACTCTGGATTCAATTCACAAAATCTTGCGTATCCATAAGGTATCGGTGTGATCTCGCCATCGACAACAGGTTTAGGAGAACGTGGTATCGAACTGGATGATACCAATGTTTTTCGTACCTGAAAGCTGGATATTGGGATCGTGATATCTGGTAGTTCATCGGCGGTACCTGTTAAAACGCATCTGTAAGTAGTGACAGGGTACGATGTCTTACATGTTCCGATTGTCGGGATCAGTGGTTGTGTGGTTATTTCGGCCAACACAGATTGGATTGTAGTCCTGCCAAAATCAAGCGCATTAAATTCGAATGACACCGCAATACCAATATTTGGGATACTGACATCCATAACAATCGGTTCATTATTAATGATTCTGTTTGTCCACAGGCCGACTCCACCGGCAAACATAACTAATCCATCTGCACTGACTGCACATACTTCCCAATCCGCAGGAATTGGCATTGTCGCCGAGAATGCTTGTTCTATCCAGGTTGTGCCAGAATCTTCGCTTAAAAACACCTTGCCAGACAGTCCACCGGTTACCGCACGAGTACAAGCCAGAATGACTGCGCCATCATCGCTTACAGCGCAGGCATTCCACGCCATATCAACATCGCCATTGGGCAGTAGCTCTACCCAATCAACTCCATAATTTATGGATTTATAAAGTCTGCCGAGAACTCCGCCACCCTGATATGCTCCTTTACCAGCAATCATTATATCGCCGATGCGGTTAATGGCGACTGCGTAAGAACCTGATGAAAGACAAGGAGTCCAGGTACCACCAACCTTTCTGAGCAAAGAATATGTGTCACACGCAAGCATAACAGAACCGGTGTAATTAATTTTTATCGTGTTGATGCCGGTGACTGTCACTAATCCATCTCCACTAATCCCACACCCGCAGAGAAGCAAATTTGAACAATTGGTATATCCGTCAATTCCCAAGTCCAGGAGGCTATCAAGAAATGCGTGACTGACATCTTCCCCGTTGTTATCCGACCTGAAAACGACTTCCTGTGTCGTTGACTGTGGCGCGGTGGCGACGGATACGAAAGAAGACCCGTCATCACTTATTGCACAAGCACGGAAAGCTAATTCTATAAAATCGTCAGATCGTGATTGCCAGGTGAATCCTTTATTCAGCGAATGATAAAGATAACCAGTTCCGGCAATCATTGTTTGTCCAGAACTATCCATGGCGAACCGGCCCCATCTACCATCGCCGATGGTGTCATAAGTTCTGACCGGATTAATGATATTCCAGGTAGCGTGATCATTCGATTCGTAATAGACGCCATTCAATACCACAATCAATGTGCAGCCATCACTTGATATCCTACATTCATTTATTCCCCACTGTTGATCGGTATTGCCAAGAACATATAATTCTGTCCAGGTAGCCAACGAATCAATGGATAAATAACAGCGGCCACCGGTGATCGTTACTAATCCGATTGCGCCGTTATCTGAAATTTTTAACGTCCAGTACAGATAGGTACTGCTGCCATACTGGGTATCGGTGATAAGCGTTTCAATCGGAGGAAGCACTTCACTCCATGCGCCACCTGAATTTATGGTGATGTAGTACCGGGTTTTATTTCCGTGACTAACCCCGTCAGGTAACAATTCGCTGGTTGTGCCGCTAACCAACATAATCGAACCATCCAAACTCACGAAACCGCTGCTATACAATACGTCATCAAAATTAATATCAACAACTGTATGCGAAACGCCGTAATCAGAGGATATGTAAACCTTCGGTCCTGTGTTTTGCCATCCAGCCACAGGATCATTGAACCAACTATCACGAGACGCAGCAATGATACTACCTGATCCGTTACCGACAAGCATTTCCCATTGTAATCCGTAACCAATACCTGCTCCGGTAGGATATATGACATCTGTAAATATTTGTATTTTTGTTATACCGCCATCCATGGATACATAGAGAAATTCACCTTCACCCATTTGATGGACCATGTAATATATCACAGACTCGTTGAGTGTATTGATTTGCTCCCATATATCAAATAGATAAGAGTGATAATCCTCCCATGTACCACCCGCATTATATGAAATCTGTATCTGGTTAGCTTCTGGAAGATAGATTTTATATCCTGCTATAAATGTCTGGCCGTCTTCACTAATGTAAAGCGCCTGCACTGGATAAAACGTATCAATCGGAACCCCAATAAAAACCTCTACCCATGAACTCCCAGAGTCAATTGACTTAAATAAGCGGTTTTCCGAACTGCATAACTGGTTTACCATGTTTGCAGATGAAACCATTGTCATGAAAGATACTATCGGCTGATCTGGATGAACCAGGTACAACGGGGGTTTATACTCAACAAACACAGTATTGTTTATTACTATTTCTGGAGTCTGTATCTTCGATCCAAGAAACACATCGGCAACCAACAACGCTTCACAGATAAGAATTTCAGGAATTACCAGCCTGTCAATTACCTCAATTATCCTGAGATTCAATGAATTTGAGGTCAGAATATTGCTATGCAAAATGATATTCTGGACAAAAATCAGCTCGGGAATGATTGAAATGTCCGGAACAAGTAACGTCCACCCAGGGGGACTTATTTCTTTGGTTGAAAATGATGAAACAGTTTCAATCTCTGGTATCGTGAGTGGTGGTGGCAGTATCGCAACTCTTACCGCCGGAACAATATTTACTGTAACGACAGGAACAATTACAGTCCTGTCAGTAAACGCTGCGATATACGGCACGTCTGGAACTATGAAGTCCGTAACCCACCTTGAGACTCCACTCGATACTCGAAATTCATTCAGCATCATGCCGTTTCCGCTTGCATACTCGGGAATATTCGGCATTCCAATTACTGTGTTTAGGCAGGTAGTCGGCTTGTAATAAGCACCGGTGGCGCTGTCTTTTAAAACACCATTTATAAAAAGTCTCGTCGTGGTACCATCAAATGTTACTGCAATGTGATACCAGTATGGAGCAATATAGGGGATATAGTTGTTTAACCATTGCAGCGACGTAAACGCTCCGCCGCCGTTGTTGAACCGAAACGCTATACCGGTGGATGTTCTGTGCAGTCGATACATTATTCCGGTAGCAGAGTTCCAGTCATTGCAAGCTACCCCTGTCCGGATAAGATAATTATCTTCCTCATTGCGGATATTGTCGTTAGAGCGCATTCGCGCCCATAAATCTATACAAAATGGGGTGTTCGATAATCCGAGATCAAATAAAGGAGAATTGGCGATAAATATCCCAGTGCTGTAGGAGGACGGGAAATAACAGGCAGCGTCAAATCCTGGTAGGTCGTATTCAGTGAATCCTTTTATGAGTCCTGGACGCTCTGAACCATATCCAGCTTGTGTAATCACATTATCGTAGGCGGATGAATCAACTATCACCGTGCTTGCGTTATCACCGTCGAAATGGAGCATAAGGACGGTATCGGCATCTATCCCGAGATACTGTCCATATACTGTTGATGAAATAGACTCATTGATAATTACAGCGGGGACCGTTATACCGTCTATGAAAATACGATGGTTTTGCTCGTAGTTTACGCAGGCGGTGATTTCTGGAACAAAAATAACTTCACTTCCTTCTGGAACCGCAGCTTCTTCGATAAATCGTAGTTCTGAAACAGCCGCTGAATTGGTTCCATATACCCACTCTTCATCAACTGTCCACGGTGTGTCGTACTCCGCTTGATTCGCGATAGCACTTTCCGAACACCCAAACATCACACGGTAATAACGATAGGCCGTGGTACTTTGCCAGCAAAAATATTCTTCGCGCCAGCTTCCATAAGACCACTCGGGAGCTGGATCAACGAGCGTGTATGATCCTATCTCAGGATCAACCGCATAATACATCTCGATAAAACTCTTAAAAAGTGTATCCCAGTTAGACGCCGTTATGTCATCCGTTACGCTGCTGACTCCAACTGAATTTGATCCCTGAATTATGATCCGAGAAGGAAACCAAGAACCAGACGTGTAAGCGGATTTGGCAAAGGTGAACTTATCAAAACATTTCTCGTTCAATTCCCCGAGATCAACCATGATCCCGCACTTACTCTCCCCTCCAATATTGATATACTCCAAATCGGACGGATCGTTAGAACTCGCCTCGCCAATTGCAGGTAGTTGATCAAACACTTTCCACGCAGGTCCGCCGCCGTACTCAAACAGCGTCCCAACATCAGTTAAAATGTACGGAGAGCTGTTGCTGGTGGCCGGAAGCATCCCAGACGCAGTATTCGGATTGGTTGCACCGTTACCCATGATATCCTCTTACGTTGTTTTACCAATAAGCGTCTGAAACTGAAAACTGGCTGTATCAGGGATCGTGTAGTCCGTCCCAAAATCAATGCAGCAATACACGGTGTCATCACTGGTGGTGTCATCATAAATAATCGCTGATCCAGTCGGGCCGATGTCCCCAGCAGCCGCCGTCCAGATCACGTCATCCCACACGGTTTTACCGCAATCAAGCGCGTCATCCTCTGTGACAACAGAGTTTGTCAGCGCCTTGTCGTTCTGGGTATATCCGTAATTTGTAGCAAGCTGATCCGCCGTAACATCCGCCAATGTCGCATGAGCGTCTTTGTCGAATGCAAATGTAGTATTCATCAATATGGCCTTAAAAACATCTGTGTCCATATTGATCAAAGCCTTGTCTTTTTGGTATTTAAAATGATTTGATACTGTAACTACGACTGCCATAATAACCTCCTTTTATGCTGATAAATTAATCCCGATTGTCTTTATTTGCAGGATAAAACCATTGGGAGCTGTGTATTCCGTCCCGAAGTCAATGCACATCACCACGGGTTTTTCAGTGACTGTGTTGTTGTACACAATCGCGGCTCCTGCAGGGCCGATGATACCTCCTGATGCTGTCCAGGACACGTCAGCCCAGGTAGTGCTTGCAACACCGGTGATACGATTTTCAATAAGGGTGACACCGGACAATGTTTTGCCATTTTGCGTATATCCGAATCCTGTCGCCAACTGACTGGCCGCCACTGCCGCCAGGTTGACATGAGTTGCCGGGTTGAATATGAACGCAGGATTCATCAGGATAATGACGAACACGTCACTGGACTCGTCTATGGCTTTGGTTTTGAGCAAATACCTGTAATGGGTGGGGACGGTGACTGAAACCATGTATCAATCCTCTGTTAATTTTTCTTTCACCAAAAACGTTAATTTCAATTCTCCATTTTGGCATTTCAACCGACTGATCGCACCGGTGAAGACCCCCTCGCTATTTGCAAGCTGCACGAGAACTGCTTGCATAGTCATCCGGCGAAGGATAGCCTCCTGAGCAGGTGATATGCCGCTTGCAACAATCTCGATGGTGCGGTCGGAGTGGGAACAGCCGGAAGATGTGATTACACTGCCGCCGTCGAGGGTGGCGGAGCGGCTGATTCGGGGGAGGATAACACCACGATCTGATAAAAGTGATTCATTTATATCAACAGTTTCAGTGGTACTTGTTAAAGAAATCATGCAACCCCTAATAAGAACGCATTGCCGTCTGCATTTGCCTTTAATTGAACTTTTTCAACGACTTGCCACATTAGCATATCAAGAGCAGGCTCAAGACCAGTGGAATCAATCTTAATAAGTCCTTCACCTGATGCAACCGCCAATCTTTTTTCTTCGAGGAGATCAATCTTAGACTGTATTTCTCTGCCTATATTATTATCTTGAAACTCCATATCAATTGATACTTCGTCTGGCAATGATTCAATATCATTAGATAATGTCTCGACATCTCCAATCGCAGTCCCTGCATCTACGTCTATTTGTATTGTCTCCATATCAGTTAAAGTACTTACGGATTCTTCAATGGCTTCAATGTCATTGGCGTAATCGCCAATGACTTCTACATCTATATCGAGTTCTGCAGGAACACTGGTGATGGACTCGCCGAGACCTGTTGCTTCTACAGCCGCTATTTCTGCGCTATCACCAAAACCAGAAAGTGAGGATGACATATCTAATAATGGGCCGGTGAGGCTGTCAACAGCTTCGAAAATAATTTGTACAGTTCGCTCAAGGTCTGCCATGTTTATTACTCCTTTGCTTGCTTGCGTAGTAAATAGACCATAAACGTATCTCGTCTTCTGTTAAAAAACCTTGTGGGAAGATGTCTGGCCTGGCTTCAAATAAAAAACGCCCTTTGGAATCTGATAATTTTAATGAAAGTCTTATATCGTTTTTGTTCCAAAGGGCTTCTATTTTCCCGGCTCGTACCCGAGGCCAGTCAATCTCAATATCTTTTTGGTTAGAATCTGGAATTCTGTTGGAAATGCCATGTTTAACTTGACGGCCAACTCTGTATCGCATACTGGATCGATACTGCCTGCAATCAGCAATTCGATCCGTAATGCAATATCCATAGGGACGCTCCCGTCAAGTCCGGTGAAATACTCAACCGTGTTTATTACGCCTTCTGTTGATTCTTTTGATAACGTATCTACGAGCGCATTGATGGTTTTTCGGTTACGTTCAGCCATTTCCTTGCATCGGCCAAGTTCATTACCATTGAGACCCTTAACAATCCATTCTGCAGAACCATCGAACCATTGATTAAGATCAGTGTTTGGTAAATGCACTGCTTCTGTACGATAAGCGAATTTGGTTTTTTTAAATTCTTTTGTTTTGAAAGACATGACATACCTCTATCCGGTGATTCTCTTCCCAGGGTCATTTGCATTTATGGTGAAATCGGCAACTATGCTGCTGCTTGCCGGAAATGTTGTGGTTATACCAAGGAAACCATGGGTTAAAATGTATTTGTCTGACTGGAGCCTATCAACAAAATATTTAAACCAGATTTTCTTGCCTTCTTTGCGTAGAATTTGGTCTGAAATACCATTGATAAGGAAAGCTCTGAATTTTCCTGATTTCAGCGATGTGCTTACTTCGCCGATTACACCACCATAATACTGTTTCGAAGAAGTTGACATGCTGTTTGACGCTGGTTGAAAATCGGTAGCCTTGCTCACTTCAACGAATTCCGGCTCATAATATTGTGCATAAACCTTCTTGGGAATGTTACCTGTGTGACTGCGTGTCATTGCCGGACTGAATGTGGCTCCTGCATATCCGATTATGGTATCTGTTTCCCTTGCGAATTCAGTCTTTAGGATAACTGGATAACTTGACAACTCGCGGTGTTGATTCGGGGTGGAATATATTTCAGATGTGGCGATGGCGGAAGATGTGACGGATGATAACCGTACTTGTGCAACCTCAATACTTCCGATTGGTATGAACGGAGGACCACCAGAAGCTCCACGGGTCTCAGAAAAAGCTGTATGATCAGTGCCACTCAGGACAGCAATTGCGCCAGCGGATGTGATGGTTATGGAATTGATACGACATATATCTGTTGTGGCGCCTCGTAAGCATGTTGCGTCTGTACTTGCTGTCATGGTTACGATCACACCTGCGAGGTTAATCGTACCAGCGGATATATCAACCTTATCACTTGTTCCGGATACTGCAGGAGTTACAACCAGGCCCATAATGACACCATCTGGTTTAATAACAGGTGAGAAACCAGCCTCATCAGACCAGATTTCTGCTAAGGAATTGAATACCATGGAATCACCAGAATCAGATAACGCAGACATCGGAACAAATGTTTGACCACTTTCGTAATAAAGCAAAGAATTTTCTGCGGTTGGCATGGATACACCTTATGAATATAAATATGGATTTGTGATAGTTGAAAAATATTTTACTGTGAGATTAACCAGAACTAAAACTGTGTCATTCTTCGAGTAGTCGTTTGTTCCGCCATTTATGTATGATATTTCCTCGATAAGTGACGAAATAGGTGATCCGAAAAAAGCTTGTCTCATATCACCCAGGATGATCTCTGAGAGAACTGATGTGTTTATTATGCCAGTCATGGACACAGCTTCGACTCGCACTGGCATAGTGCAAAGATACTCTGAACCTCCTATGCGTTCTGCTGTTTCAACAAGAGGGAAAATGACACATGACGGCAATCGGTTGGGATCTATTTTTGAAACGGCGCGGTATGTGTTTTCTCCGATATTCGTGTTGTACCCATTGCCAATGGTTATCTCCGCTGCACGTTCGAGAAATGACCTGATAATTAAGTCTCGTTTGGTGTTAGGCATTTAGAAACTCGTCTGTTTTTTCAAAGAAAACCCTGGATACTTCATCGGCGCCTTCTTCGGTAATTGGGTCTATGAAATATTCCTGCGCCTGGATATCTTGTACGCGAACTGACATAAGAAATTTAGCTTTACGTAGATACTTTATTGGAAACGGAGTACCATCTGAATAATAAGATTGTCCTAATTTCCGCTCGCGTATTTGTCCCATGGTTCTAAACACATGCCGAAATTCGTGATTTTCACGATCCTTGAAAATCTGTACATGTATCCGAGGGTAACCTCGTTTCTTCCAGTTTGCTGAATCATTCGGAAACTCAACCAGTTTAATTGGCTTTCCTTTTGATATAACTTTAGGCTTGTAATTTGATAAGGTCGAAAAACCCGGATCATTTATTTCTATTTCAGATTTGGTGCGGGACTCGTCTACAAGCAATACTTCTGTAACGCCTTCTATCATTTTGTTATTGACGAGAACTGAACCTTCAAGCATTGAGTTACCAGCCGCCTGAGGAAGCCTGTGACGTAAGACTTCAAGCATGGTTTTGACGATACCAAAGGATGCTTCGTCAACCGTTATAGTGATGCTATCTGCCATCTACTGAAACCCTTACAACGTACCCATCGTTCGTGAGAACAGATACAACTGCATAAGATATTCCTGCTATGACAAACACATCTCCTATCTCGGCCTCGCGGGACAAGTCAGACAATGAATAATCAATCGTCTTTCCCTGAAGCCATGTTTGTGCGCGGCCTTCTGGTTGTGATTGTGAGAATTCAGAGAATATTACCTTGAAACACGATACGTCACCAACCAGTGGGGTAAATACAGCATCTACCCCACCAAGATTGGTTGAAATATCACGCCATAACGTTGCTTGTAACTCGTTAAAATCAACAGCCATTTTCTTGCCCTACTCCACCAACTTGACAAGTACACCTGGTCTAAAGCACATTGGAAGAGGATTTGACTGCATGTGGAGATTGATACCACGGTTGAAGTCTCTGACTTCCTGTTTTGCGTAAAGTGGAATACCGATGGTGTTTACGGTTTCGAGAAAGTCAGCCGGTGCGTAAATGGTTTTGAAGGTATTCATGGTGCCCTGCGGATAGCAATGGCCTTCTCCGTCTGCGATGAATTTTCTTGCAGTTCCGGTAGCGTCGGTCGCCGTCCCACGGTATTCTTCAAACATAATACCGCCATAAGCAAAACCCTTTCTAATATCGCCACCCATGGCCTGCGCTGCAAGGATGGTGTTATCAAAAGTAGCCTTAACGGTTGTATGGCTGGTGAGCGCATCGAAGAAACTGGCTGATACAAGCGCTCTGGGCATGGTCATTACTTCACCCATGAGATTATCCTCCATGAGACGAAGCACCTGCATACACTTGCCACGGACATCTGTGGTGGTTGTGGACAGATCGAAATCGACGTATTTCTGATCGATTCCAAATTCAGTGTAAAGATTATACAGAAGGGACCCGTCTGCATCCAGGATGATCCCCTTCAATGCGCCCATTCTGAGATATTCGAGGGTGATTGCGTACTTATCCTTGGCGGCTTGCATATGGTTGTTCATGACACTTGCGAGCGTCTGTACCTGATTATCTGTACCGAATTGACGGACAGATTCAAATTCAGATGCAAGAATAACGTCACCAAGGGGAATGTGGGGTACCGCGAACGCTCTGACCTTGCGTTTGCCCATTCGGTTCTGTTGTTCGGGAGACCCGACAGGCTGGGTTGAAAGCAAATTGAGAACGCCGTTTTGTTCCTCGACGAGTGCGACGCGGGTTGTTATGCCTTTGTCGGTGAAAATACCAAGCTCTCTCAGCCGACCGTAGGTATTAGGCAGGATATTGATTGCGTTCGAAAGCGAAACAAGATTAAACGCATCTGTTTCAAAAGGGTTAAGTATCATTTTATCACACTCCTTTGATTAAACATCGGTTCTTTCGACGATGCCGTTATTGCGAAGCTGAACAAGCGCAGCGGCGATTTGCGCAGCGGAAGCACCTGTAGGCCATGTTAGATAATCAGCTACAATCTGTGCGTCACGGACGATTGCAACTGCTTCCCTGTCTGGGTAATAAACAGCGGTATTCGCTCCGATGGTGCAGATATTCAACTGATTTGCGCTATCAAGATTTTCTGATTGGAAAGTACCAACCTGGGAATCAACTACGAGAACACCGGCAGCGTCTCCGCCTGCGAAGGTTCCTGATGTAATGGTGAACGATACTACCTGCGCGGTGGCGGCACTGGTTGCGCCAGTGAGTGTTTCGCCTGCCAACAACGAAAGAACGCCACCAGAAGTATAAGCGATGTAACGCTGTGTCGTATCGGTTGTGTCTGCTCCGGATACCATCAAGCCATAGGCATCCTGAGAGCCATCAACACCACTGAGATTAAGTTCTTTGACTTTGCCAGAACCAGCGGCGACGGTTACTGTGAATGTATCACCAACAGCAAAGTTGGTACCTGAATCGTTGATTGTGAAGTTGATGTAATCGGACGTATAACCAGTTCCAGTTACAGCCTGGTCGGCAAGCTTAATTCCTGTCGGAGCTTTTACGTCCCATTTTGCGCCTGCACCGGTAGTGGCCGGGGCTACGGTGATGTTAAAACCATCGCCAACGATATAATCTGTTGCATCTGCAATTGTAAAAGTAAGTCCGCCGCCGATGAACTCTACGGTTGCTTCACCTTGTCCGCAATATGACCCATCGGGATACCGAACAACAAAAGCGCCTTTGTTTGTGACTGCTTTTTCAAACTCAAGAGTGTAAACTCCGATTTTTGCGGTTGCTCCAACAACAATGGTACCCATTGCACCAGAGCCAGTATTGTGCGCCCAGGCTGCGGCGGTGGCAGGTGTGGCAGGAGTACCAACAGATGCGTCAACCAGTGTGGCAAGGTATGCACCAAGTGTGGTTCGAACACCACCAGTTACTCCGGTCATTGTTCCACCACCAGTGTTCGACCCAGCAACTCCAGTCGTGGGAGTGGCGAGCGCTATCTTGCCAATCACCGAACCCATTGCGAGGTCCTGACCAGATAACACGGTGACTTGCTCGCGGGATTGATAATTCTCCATTTCCCATTTGAGCAGATCGTTAAGATAATTTGATTCTGTTAATACGATTGACATGTTGATCCTCCTATTATTTATTCTTTAAAATGGACTCTGCTCGTTTCTTTGCATCTTCCATAAGTGGATTGGCGTCTGTGGTCGCAAGTGCGCCGACTGTTGATACAATCGTTACCTGTTCTGATACTTTGGCCTTTGCATCGAGGATAACCTGTTTTGCCTGATCAAGAGACAAACCATCACGAATCATGGTTCCTGCGAGCGCTGGCATTCCCATAGACTCGCACAAATCAACAATGTCGGTTATCGCCGTTACTTGTTCAGCTTTTTGTGCAGCAAGTATCTGTTCGACAGTGGCTTCTGTAGCTTGCTCTGGTTCTATCGGATCTACGATAAAACCACCAAATGTTGCTCGATTTTGCAAATCAGCCGGAGGGACACCGACAGCAGTACTTTCAGCAAAGGTTCCTTGGGGTAAAAGTGATTCAATACGAGAAAGCAAAAGACTTTGTTCGGTAAGTATCTTTTTAACTTCATCCATATTGTCGGCTATTGCCTGTGTGACGACTTCCTTTACTTCGTTAAGATTCATGCTAACGCCTCCAGTTTTTAAAATCATATTTTTAACGATATTATCTATGGATAGAATGCCGTCCGCAAAACCAATATCAACTGCTTCCTTACCCATGAAGAACCCTGCCTGTGTCGCCACAACTGCTTCCTGTGACATGTTCCTGTTGCGAGCAACGACAGCAGTGAATTTGTCGTAAAGCTTATCAACGTGTGCCTGTAATATTCCTTTGCATTCTGGCTTCAATGATTCGTGCGGACTGAAATCATTCTTGTGCCCACCGGCGAAGATGGTTGTGTATTCAACTCCGATTTTCTTATCAAAATCAGCTTGGTTAATGTGAATTGCTATCACGCCAACTGATCCAACGGAAGCAGTGTCAGAAAGATAAATCTCGCTTGCAGCGGAAGCGATTGCATAAGCAGCGGAATAAGCGGATTCTGCGGCCACGGCTATAATTGGTTTAATCTCTCTGGATTTATAAATTTCTTCTGCAAGATCAAACAAACCGGCGACTTCTCCGCCAGGTGAATCAATAAGCAATAAGATGCTTTTGACTCGTTCATCGGATAAAGCAGCACGAAAAGTGTCACGGATATCAAGATATGATGTAATCCACCATTCATAAGCTCGATAAGTAAGACCGCCTGAGATCTCCAAAACTGCGACGTCACCTGTTATTGCGTATCCATTGTCAGATCGTAAAACTACAATGCCAGAATCAGCGTAAGCTTGAACATCGTTGACGTGTTTTTTTTCTGTATCGGGCGGTGGCGGTTTTGATCCAGTCGCTTTAACTGACAGAATTTCGTTGACTGATTGTGGCGCAACCATCAATGCTGAATTAAAAAGTCTTGTTGGTATTTCCAATATTCCCTCCATTTTGTGGCCTTGAGTCAGAATCAAATACCAGACCTAACTTGTCAGCACGTTCGTTATCTGCCTGGATTTCTTCTTCGAGCGCCTCCACGTCTATTCCTCGTTCAGCAACTTCCTGTGTCCGTGAAGAAAACCCGGATCGAACAAGGCCAGATGATGCCTTTAAGTCTTTCAATGGATCGACCCATGGCCAGCCGTCGATTGTCCATTTGATCCTCATGTATGATTTTGGGTCTTTTGTGTATCCCGGTAACCGCATGGCATTTGATAACTCGACCTGAGAAAGCCAATACTTGGCAACCGGTCTGCATATCTGATATGCCATGACATTGAAAATAAACTGCTTGCATTGCCGTTGAAATTCGAGATTGCCGGCACGGATAGAGGAATAAGTCACTCCGGACAGATCTCCGGTGAATTTCTCGTAAGTTAAGCCGCCGATGCCACGAGCAGCACGTTGTTCTTGGTGTTTGATGAAAGACCCGTAATTACCGCCGACATCTGCTGGTTGTGAAAATGTCACGTTGTAACCAGGAGGAAGTGATGGGAATGTACCGGGTTCCATCTGTATTTGAAGAGCACCTGTATCATCGGTGCCATCGTCACTACCAAAGAACGGTACTGCATTTAAATCCTCTGCTGGCTGTGTGATAAAACCACCAAACATGGCAGCAGTCTTCTTGCGTACCAATTCTGCATCGTTGAATTGATTAAGTTCGTGCATTGTCAATATAAGGGATGCAAGCCATGGGCGACCTCGTTGTTGTCCTGGACGAAGTGGGTGAAAAACATGAAGTATCTCCGATGCTGGGATCCGAACCCTGTCGAACTGATCCTTGAGAGTCATGAATACTTCGCCTGGATGTTCTTTAAATATCCAGTAGGCGACACGTTTACCTGATTTATCAAACTCTATGCCCATGCGTATTTCGTTACCGTTTGGAGCGATGGTGTTGTAAGTTTCATCAAGGTGATCAGCCTCAAGTATTTGCAATTGAAGAGGAACCAAAAGACCCCCAGACCGCTTTGGACAAAACCGGATAAGAACTTCTCCGGATTCGATAATTGACCGGGCTATAAGAGACTGTAATCCATAAAAATCAAGGAAACCACCTGCGTCAGCTTCCTGTGTCCAGTCAGACCAGAGTTGTTGTATTCTCTTTTTGAGTTTGGAATCAGTCAATTGCCATCGGGGAGAGATACCTGTCCCAACGATGTTGGAGACCAGGCAATCAATCGCGCCACATATCTGAGGATCATTACGAGATAACTCACGAGAACGAGACCGCAGAAGAGATAGTGATGAATAAATTGTTGCATTAGGACCTGCGGATGACGTGCCCCAATTTGACAATCGCCTGCCATTCCCTGCGCCTTCGAAAGGTGGGGAAGATCGCATATCAATTTTGCGGCCCTTACTGTCAAGTATTCTCAGAAAAGACATTACACCCCTTTACTGGTTGATATGCGGCAGTAACGCGGCCTGCGGTTTAATAAATTCAAAGACGTTGTAAGGCTTGACTTGTATGCCTGTAGTTCGATAAGACTTGACTGACCATATTCAACCATGCGGTCACCATTGGAAACGCGCACGACTCGTTCCCCGAGCATCAGTTTGCTTATGGCGAGTTCAACGGAAGTCAGAGATGTGGTTAATTCAGATATTGTTGGCATAATACCATATAGAGTATATGAGTATATAGTATAACACAAGGGGTAGCGGTACAGTGTTCCGTTAATTTATAAATTAATGATTTTTAATAGGGGGGATAGATGAAAACTGCCGGTCGTTTAATCGTTTTTGTTTTAACTTTTTGGATTGGTATCGTACATGCTGGTTATATAATATCTGGAAAAGTCGTCTCTATTTCTGATGGAGACACAATTACGATACTGGATGGGAACATGACACAGCACAAAATAAGGATTTATGGCGTGGATTGTCCTGAAAGCCATCAGGATTATGGACAGAAGGCAAAGCAGTTAACGTCTGATCTGGTATTCGGGAAAACGATTGAAGTCAAAGTTATGGACACGGACAGGTATGGCCGCACGGTTGGGATAGTTAATGTCGATGGGAAATGTCTGAATGAAGAATTGGTGAAGAATGGCATGGCATGGCTTTATGGCCAATACTGTAAAGCATCATTATGTTCTCAGTGGAAACAATACCAGGAGGAAGCCAGAAGCGGAAAGATCGGATTGTGGTCGACGCAGAACCACATACCGCCGTGGGAATTCCGGCATGGACCACCAAAGACGGCTCCGACTACAACAACCAACGCCACCCAAAACGCTGGTGCATATCATGGCAACAGCAAGTCCATGGTATTCCATTCATCAAAATGCAGATTTTATGACTGCAAAAATTGCACAGTGATTTTCCCTGGTAGTGACGTAGCGATAAAGTATGGATTTAGGCCGTGTGGAGAATGCAGACCATGACGAGATTGGAGCTATCTGCCTGTTTGCATTGCATATTTTTGAAAAACGAGGGACGCGAAGCGGGTTGGACACCGTTAGGTATTGCGAGATGTTGAAAAGTACCTTTTTTTATTTGTTGATACTATATGTAGTATGTTGTTTTTTTTATACCACAATATGTTGTGGTGTTGCAATATATTGGAAAGGAAATGAATTTATGAAAGTAAATATTGAAAGAACAATTGAATTTGCACCAAACTTTCCATCACATAATTTAAATATTCCTGTAAAGTATAATACTTACAATGCTTATTTGCATATTGTTGATGAATGGGTAGAAGATAGGATTGAAATTTCAATCAATTTTGAATTTATGGATGAACTCCAGAATATTGTAGAAGATGGAACGCAGACATTTAAGTTGGGTGATTATAATAAGGTAGAATTCAAATCGATGCTGTCGAGAATTTTAAATTCATTGTGAGATTGATAATTGGGGAGACAGATTTAAGGCAGATTAGGCAGATTTAAGGCAGATTTAAGGCAGATTTAAGGCAGATTAGGCAGATTAGGCAGATTTAAGGCAAATTTAAGGCAGATTTAAGGCAGATTTAAGGCAGATTTAAGGCAAATTTAAGGAATCTTGGCCATGGATAGCTGGTGATCATGCCCTGTGCAGAAAAAGCACAGGCCACGCCACTGAACTGCCATTTGTAAATTGCAAATTCTCGCCAGGATAAAAAACCATTTTGATTTTGGTTAGGTTCATCATGTTCAGCTTGCTCGTTCTGTGTTGGCGTTCATGCCTTTTGCAGAAAAGCAAAAGTCACGCCGCTGGACTGCCAGTTTAAGCCTGAGATTTCTTGCCAGGATAAAAAACCATTTTAATATTCGGTTCAGCTTGCAGTTGACATGTGTTGTTACGCCTATTATCAGCATCCTGGCGCGCAGTTGGTGTAGTTTTAACGAAGCAGCACAAGCAGTTCAGTGTGCCCGTTGTGCACCCCCAAGGGAGTGCAAAACGGGTGCGCAATCCAAGCAGTTTGGTAGAAACAGCACAAACGCAAGCTTTACCAGCACAAGCCACAGCTTTTTTTTAGGGTTACTTCGTGTGTAGCTTGCTGCTGATGAGCATTTATAATTTTATCCACTCGCATTCTCGCTCCACTCGGTCGCTACGCTCCCCCGTGGAGCTTCGAGAT